GTTATTGGAACTGGCGACATTGGGTACGAAGTTGGTACTTCTTCTTCGGGCGCACAAATTGTTGCGGCTCAGACTGATGAAATTCTTGATGGCGGTACAACCGTTGTTGTACACAACGTAACTGTGACCAGTTTGGTTCTTCAGACACAGGATGGCACAACAGCACCAGCCTCTGTTCAGTATACAGACACCGAAAGAACTATTTACTGCAACATCACTAATACAGTTGATGCTACAACAGCAGGATCGTTTACATTCATCGTTGAGTACGTTCAAATTGCGTAATTCTTAATTAGGTAGGGGGAAACCCCTACCACTTTTATAAAGGAGATTAAAATGGCAGGATCCGATCTAACCCCCGTCATTATTAGCGATGAAGTTGCCTTAGACGCAGATGGTATTTCAACAGCGGCATCCGTTGGTAACAACGCGGCTTTAACAATTGGTGGTGCTTTAGCTGATGGCGGAAGTGTCACAAACGCTTCTGGAAGACAGGTAACTATTTTATCAGCAGGTAACGACAGTGGGATTTCTTTTACTGTTGTTGGTACAGATGTAAATGGATCAGCTTTAAGTGAAACTGTTACTGGTGCAAACGCTGGAACAGCAACAAGTTCTGGTTATTTTAAAACAATTACTAGCATAACTGCGGTAGGCAACCCAGCAGGAAATGTTTCCGCAGGCATTAATAACAATGCTTTAGGTGTAATTTTTGCAGGAAGATGTAGATTAAAAGGTTTTTCTTTTGTTTCTGGCGGCACAGCCGGAAAAGCTAACATTAGAAACACAAGTGCTACCGGTACTGAATTAATACAGTTTAGATCAATTGGAACAGACAGCACTTCTGAAGATCCTTTTATTCCGGACGAAGGAGTTTTGTTTACAGCAGGTTGTTATGTAACATTTATTGTAGCAACGATGGACTTAATGATGTTCTATCACGCATAGGGGCAGGTTATGGCTACTACCAAGGATGTAAAACGAACACCTTCAGGACGAGTGGTCTACCGTGGAATATCCTTTGCAGGATTTAACAAACCAAAGAGTACGCCTAATGCAAACAAAAAGAGTGCTGTTCTTGCCAAAAAAGGCAGCAACATTAAATTGGTTCGTTTTGGCGACCCAAATATGTCAATTAAAAAAGACCAACCTGCACGAAGGAAGAGCTTTCGGGCTCGGCATAAGTGCGAAACCGCAAAAGACAAATTTTCGGCTCGATATTGGTCGTGTAAAGCATGGTGATGGTATGAAAGCTTTAGAGGTGTTAAAAGAACTAGAAAAGCATGAAGCAGAGTGTTTGTTAAGATATGAAAATATTGAAGAAAAACTTAACGATCAAAAAAGCACTTTAAAATTGTTAGACGTTAAAGTATGGGGCCTTGCTGTTTTAGTTTTAGTAGCGCCTTTTGCAGCTAAATTATTGGGGTAAACATGGCAGTATCTGGATCAAAGAATTTTGAATTAGACGTAGCAGATTATGTCGAAGAAGCTTTTGAACGATGTGGTTTAGAAGTTAGAACGGGGTACGATCTAAAAACAGCAAAAAGATCTCTTAATTTAATGTTAGCTGAATGGGCTAACCGTGGATTAAATCAATGGACTATTACAGAAACGTCTATTGTTACAGCTACTGGCGTGACGGAGTACCCAGCAGGGCCCCTTATTATGGTGGTAGCTTCTGACGCAGGTTTTGAAGTTTCAGAGACGTTAACAGGTGCAATTAGTGGAGCTACGGCTAAAATTACAAACATACCCTCTTCGTCTGTTAGCGATTTAGAAGCAAACACCTTGTCAATAACAATTCCTGTAGGAACGTTTGTTTCTGGAGAAACACTGACAGGAGGCACTAGTGGAACATCTAGCACCTTATCTGCTGCAATTGATTTTTCTAATACAGCGAGTACAATTGACATATTGTCCGCGGTAATAACAAAAGATTCTACAGATTTAAGTATAGATCGCGTTAGTCGAGAAGCTTTTATTAACATTCCAAATAAAACTAATTCAGGAAGAATTACGCAGTATTTTTTAGACAGACAATTAACACCTGTTTTAAAAGTTTGGCCCGCACCTAACAATGATACAGACATTATTAAATTTAACAGGCTTACTAGAATGGATGATGCCGACATCTACACCAACTCCTTAGATTTACCGTTTAGGTTTTACCCTTGTTTGGCCGCAGGTTTAGCATACTATATTGCCATGAAAAGGGCTCCGAATAGACTGCAAATGTTGAAATCAGTGTACGAAGAAGAGTTTGACAGAGCTGCTACAGAAGACAGAGACAGAGCTTCTTTCACGGTTGTACCCGCCATTAATTATCTTAGGGGATCCTAATGGCTAAATTTGCAAGCGGAAAAAATGCTTACGCAATATCAGACCGCTCTGGGTTTAGATACAAATACAGAGACATGCGAAAAGAATGGAACGGTTTATTTGTTGGAAAAGACGAATTTGAAACAAAACAACCTCAATTAGGTCCTTTTAGAACAGTGGTAGACCCTCAATCTCTTCAAAATGCTCGGCCTCCTCAAGAGGTGGCGCAAGAAAGAGCAATTAATTGGGGATGGTTGCCAGTAGGTCAGGCATATAATTTTGGTTTAACGCCTAATCCCCTAGCTTCTACGGGTTCTGTGGGCAGTGTAACGGTGGTAATAACATGAGCTATACATATTCTACTTTAAAGTCAGCTATTCAAAACTATACGGACAGCATTGAAACAACTTTTGTTGCCAATTTAGATAATTTTATTAAAGCGGCGGAACAACGAATACTAAATTCAATAGATTTACAATATTTTCGTAAAAATGTAACGGGAACAGTTACAGCAAATGATCAATATTTAGGTGTTCCAACTGATTACCTAGCTTCGTTTAGTTTATCTGTTATTAGTTCCTCTAATAAAGAATTTTTGTTAGAAAAAGACGTTAATTTTGTTCAATCCATAAATCCAAACTCGGCAACTACTGGAACACCTAAATATTACGCTTTTTTTGACATAAATAATTTTATTTTAGCGCCCACACCTAGCGCCAATGCGGTTGCAGAACTTCATTATTTTTACAGACCAGATAGTTTAACGGCCGGTGGAGATTCAGGAACTACTTGGTTAAGCACTAATGCTCCAAATGCTATGCTATATGGAAGTTTAGTAGAAGCATACATTTATTTAAAAGGTGAACCCGATTTAATGAAACTTTATACAGATCGTTTTATGGAGTCTCTTGTACGATTAAAAGATTATGGAGAAGCAAGAGAAAATTCGGACGCTTACAGGCAAGGATTACCAACTAGGGAGAGGTCTTAATGAAGATAGCCATTGTTGGGCTTGGCGGAAGTTTTTCAGATTACATATCTGCGCGAATTAGGTCTGAAACATATGATGAAACATGGGGTATAAACTGCATTGGCGGGGTAATAGAGGTAGATAAAACCATTATGATGGACCCTGTTTCAAGGTTTTTAGACTCAGAAGATGCAGGCTCTCAAACAGGCTTGGCAAAAGAATTTTTGTTAAAGAATACTAAGCCTATTATTACTTGTGAACTAGATGACCGTGTTAAACACTTAGAAGAGTACCCTTTAGAAGAAGTAATAAAAGAATTAAATCTTTGTTATTTTAATAATACCGTCGCTTACGCTATTGCTTACGCTATTTGGTATAAAGCAACTGAGATATGTTTGTACGGAATTGATTATAACTACAAAAACGTCAGTATTGCAGAGTCTGGACGCGCTTGTTGCGAATTTTGGTGCGCGATTGCTGTATCTAGGGGTATAAAGATAGAAGTAGCACATACTTCCGGTTTATTGGACACTAATGTGCCTGATAATGAAAAATTATACGGTTATCATCGCTTAAAAGACCCTCTTGTTCAATCTTTTAGTAATAAAGGGCTTTTAATTACAAGGCAATCTGAGTGTCTTCCGCCGGAACCAATGGATGTAGACCCTGTTTTGATAGGTCGGCATGATTTACATAAATTAAACGGGAAAGCACAAAATGTTTAATGAAGAATTAGGCGCAACCGCAGGAACTGTCGGAGTAATGACTTCTAATAACGGAGGTTATTCAAATGAACAAATTGCAGAGATGGCTACAAATAAAATTGTAGCTGTTTCTGATACTGCTCCCGAACCTATTAGACAACAAGCGCATGTTTTTGCAGATAATGTTCGCAATGTTTTGCATTATTATATAGAGTTGGCTAAAAAAGAAGAACGTGCTACTATATGTCATCAATTACGTGAGGCGGGTCACAAAGACTTAGCAGAAACTATAAGGAGA